ATGCCGGAGTTGGTTTTTTCACTGGAGGTGAAGGAATTGGCTTCGGCTTTATTATTTTTGATACCACAGGAATGGGAGGTGAGGCCTATTATAAGGGCGGAAACAACTTACCAAGACCTGGTTGGGATGTTTGGATCAGACTATGAAATGCCGCCAGAAGCGGATTTCGAGAAAGGAGATGAGATTGAATATCGTTGTCCATACATTCCGAAATGTCCGGCGAAGGCTAACTGCTTTGTAGTAGGAACGCCTAAGCCGCTTCAAGAGAAGGAGGTCTTGAATATAAAATGCCGTCTTTGCGGTAATCGAAAGATACCGGTTTATGCAGGATCGGCGGCCAGACGAAAAAGATAATAGTGAGTCACTCGTAAGCCACTCAGATGCGTATTACAGGACTCAAAGACATGAAAGGTTATAGGTTTCATGCTTTGAATTCTGAAAGTAGCATCTGAGTGGCTTTTTTTCGTTTTGTGAGTTTTCAAAAACAGAAAATATCCCCTGTTTAAGTATTAGGATTCTAAAGATTTGGGTACGGATCAGAGCAGCTATCTGCGGATGACTGCTCTGATGGGTATCCACGGATGCTCAAATAAAAAATTCATATCGGCCACATGTGCGCAGTGAGGCAGGATACGACATACCACGTGAAAGCAGTTGCGATAAAGGCAACTGATGGAACGTGGGTGTAAGTACCCTTGTTTTTCTGCGCTTTTCTTAGCCGGTTCGGGGGTACTTCGATCGAAAGTTCGTACCGGGTACCCTGCTCTCACTGCCTCCAGGCCAGAACGGAGGCAAAAGATGTTATTCAGGAAAACACCGACAAGTGAGAGAGACAAGTATGTGTACAGGTTCAATGACGGGACGGTATCTGTCATTACCGAAGGCAGCGAGGCAGAGGTTTGGATCAAGGCCCTGCATTCCTTCGATGACGCTGAGGTCTACAACAACATTAAGAACAGCAGACCGCAGATGGAATCCTGGCAGAAGAAGGCAGTTGAGGAATGGAAGGCACAGCATCCGGGCGAAGAACCTGAGAAGAACTGGAATCTTTCGATGGACGGCCTTATGAAGACGGAGAACCAGGATACCAGTATCTATTCCAGACAGCTTGCGGAGATGACAGCGGAAGAGCCTGATCCGCAGAAGGAACTTCTTTATGAGAAACTGGCGGAGCTGCCGGAGGAAGACCAGGATCTGTACAGACTGTATTTCACGGAAGGCTATTCTCAGGAAGAGATTGCGGAGAAGAAAGGTGTGTCGCAGAACACCATTTCAAAGAAGCTGCGTCGCATCCAGAAGACACTGACTGAGATGTGCAGGAAAGAAATTTAAAAGTTTTTCGGAAGAGGGGTTTAAAACGCCCCTCTTTCTTTGACTGGGATATGCAAGGGAGAGGAACTTCCTGCAGAAAGCGAGGTGGAAAAGATGGCATTGAAACACAGAATCACCATCAACGTCACTGATCCACACGGCAATACCGGGACGGTTCTCAAAGGAGCGGATGTAAGGCTTCCTGCGAGACTGATCAGATTCCTGTTCGGGGATTTTACGCAGGTGTATCTGCTTAAGCCTGGACAGTCGGTCGAGTCGGTGGATGTGAAAGAAGTCAAAGAAGGAGGAAGCGGCAATGGGAAAAATGAGCGAGCTTGCGGCGGAACTTGCAGAGCTTAAGCACTGCGGCGAGGTGCTGATCGGGATCTCTGAAACGCTGACGGAGATGTTCTCCGGAGCGGACGCGGAACCGGCAGCAGAGACAAAGGAAGAAAAGCCTGCAAAGAAGACGGAGAAGAAGCAGAAGGCAAAAGAGGTCACACTTGCAGAGGTCAGGGCGGTTCTTGCGGAGAAGTCCAGACAGGGACACACCAGCGAGGTGAAGGAGCTGCTTTCCAAGTATGGCGCGGACAAGCTGTCTGAGGTAGATCCGGCGAAGTACGGTGAACTGAAGGCGGAAGCGGAGGTGCTGGGAGATGGCTAAACACGCATTTCTGTCGGCATCATCGGCGCACAGGTGGCTTGAATGTCCGCCGTCAGCGAAAGCCTGCGAAGGTGTGGATGAGAGGGCAAGTCCCTATGCACGGCAGGGGACGGACTGCCATGAGCTCTGTGCCTATCTGGTAGAAAAGGCTCTTGGAAGGGATGTGGAAGATCCGACGGAGAACCTTGACTACTACGATCAGGAAATGCAGGACTGCGCTGAAGGATACTGCTCCTATGTAATGGAACAGGTGGAAGAGGCGAAGAAGCACTGTCCGGATCCACAGATCATGGTGGAGCAGAGACTGGACTTCTCCCGATGGGTAGAGGATGGTTTCGGAACCGGTGACTGCGTGATCGTGGCGGATGATGTGCTTCAGATCATTGACTACAAACATGGTCTTGGCGTTTTGGTATCGGCAGAGAAGAATCCGCAGATGATGTGTTATGCGCTGGGAGCGGTGGAATTGTTTGACGGTATCTACGATATCAGAGAGATCCGGATGACGATCTACCAGCCACGCAGGGAAAATGTCAGCACATATTCCATGACAAAGGAAGAACTGCTTGCCTGGGCGGAAGAGGTCCTGGTGCCGACCGCAAAGCTGGCATATGAAGGCAAGGGTGAGTTTAAAGCCGGAGAACACTGCCAGTTCTGCAAGATTAAGGCGACCTGCAGGAAGCGTGCAGAGTACAATCTGGAGCTTGCACGGTATGACTTTGAGATGCCGGACACGTTGGATGAAGAAGAGATCGCGGCGATCCTGCCAAAGATCGACAGTCTTGTTTCATGGGCGGGCGATGTTAAGGAATATGCACTGCAGCAGGCTCTTTCCGGAACAGAATATCCGGGCTTCAAAGTGGTCGAGGGCAGGAGCAACCGGAAGTATACCGATGAAGCTGCAGTCGCTGAAGCGGTACAGGCAGCAGGGGAAGATCCTTTTGAAAAAAAGCTGCTTGGTATTACAGCGATGACTTCCCTGCTTGGGAAGAAGAGATTTGAGGAACTGTTGGGCGGACTTACTCATAAGCCGCCAGGTAAACCGGCGCTTGTGCCGGAGAGTGACAAACGGCCTGCCATGAATACGGCGGCTGAAGATTTCAAAGACAATTAGGAGGAAATACATTATGTCTAACAAGAATTTTATCAATCCGACAAAGGTTATCACAGGTCCTGAGACCAGATGGTCTTATGCAAACGTCTGGGACGCGAAGTCCATCAACGGCGGTGCTCCGAAGTTTTCGGTGTCGTTGATCATTCCGAAGTCTGACACAAAGACGCTGGAAAAGATCAGGGCGGCGATTCAGGCAGCATACGATGAGGGACAGAGCAAGCTGAAGGGCAACGGCAAGAGTGTTCCTGCTCTTTCCGCACTGAAGACTCCCTTAAGGGATGGAGATACGGAGAGACCGGATGATGAGGCCTATGCCAACGCTTACTTTGTCAACGCGAACAGCGGAATGGCTCCGGGGATCGTGGACGCCGACAGACAGCCTATCATTGACCGTTCGGAGGTTTATTCCGGTGTGTACGGCAGGGCTTCCATTAACTTCTACGCATTCAACAGCAACGGAAACCGTGGTATCGCCTGCGGTCTGAATAACCTTCAGAAGATCCGTGACGGCGAGCCTCTTGGAGGTAAGTCCAGGGCAGAGGATGACTTTGCTACGGATGAGGATGACGATTTCCTGTCATAACTGAAAACCAAAGCTGGCGGTAGTATAAGCTGCCGCCGGTGACAATCTAAGAATCGAGGTAAAAAGAATGGATCAGACAGTATATTCGCAGGTGCTTATTACCTGCACGACCATCAATGTGGTGATTATCATTTCAATGCTCACTATGTGGATCGGCACAAAGATCCACGACCATCGTGAGAAGAAAAAGCAGGAACGTGAAGAGCAGGCTAAGAAGGAAGAAACTGCTCAGTAAATCAGACGGAGGGCATCGGTCGGGAGCGGTCGGTGCCTTCTTTGAATGGAGGTGGATACAGTGTCTGATATTAAGACTTTGAGTATAGATATCGAGACTTACTCAGGATATGACCTGAACAAGTGCGGCGTGTACAAGTATGTGGAGCATCCGGATTTTGACATCCTGTTGTTTGGGTACGCCGTAAATGGCGGCGAAGTGCAGGTGGTCGATCTTGCCTGCGGGGAAGAGATACCGGAGAACGTGATCTCTGCCTTATCGGATGAGTCTGTGGTGAAATGGGCGTTCAATGCTTCCTTTGAGAGGGTGTGTCTGTCCATGTGGCTGCGGCGGAACCATCCGGAGCACTTCCGCAGCTATAGCATAGATGGAGATTCTGTCCGGAATTATCTGGATCCGGAGGCGTGGCGGTGTTCAATGGTGTGGTCTGCCTATATGGGTCTTCCGCTGTCACTGGAGGGTTCCGGTGCGGTGTTAGGTCTTGAACAACAGAAACTGAAGGAAGGCCGTGATCTGATCAGGTATTTCTGTGTGCCGTGTAAGGCTACGAAAGTAAACGGAGGCAGGACAAGAAATCTGCCGGAGCATGATCCGGAGAAATGGGATCTCTTCAAATCCTACAACAAGATGGACGTGGAGGTGGAGATGTCGATTCAGAAAAGGCTTTCGGGGTATCCGGTGCCCGGCTTTGTATGGGATGAATATCATCTGGATCAGGAAATCAACGACAGGGGTATTGCTCTTGATATGAAGGTCGTGGAGGAAGCAATCGAACTGGACGGACAGACACGCGAGGAACTGCAGGAGACAATGAAAGAACTGACTGACTTGGAGAATCCGAACAGTGTGGCACAGATGAAGCAGTGGCTGTCTGATCAGGGAACGGAAGTGGAGTCACTGGGAAAGAAGGACGTGGCGAAGCTAATCGAGGAAGTCCCTGAGGATCAGAAGGAAGTTTTACGACTCCGGCAGCAGCTGGCTAAGTCATCTGTGAAAAAGTATCAGGCGATGCAGAATGCAGTTTGTCTGGATGGCAGGGCAAGGGGAATGTTCCAGTTCTATGGAGCCAATCGTTCAGGCAGATGGGCGGGAAGGCTGATTCAGTTGCAGAACCTTCCTCAGAATCACATGGAGGATCTGGAACAGGCGAGGGACCTAGTGAAGACCGGGGATCTGGATGCTCTGACGATGTTATATGAGAATGTACCGGCGGTGCTGTCAGAATTGATCCGGACGGCGTTTGTACCGGCAGCTGGAAGGAAGTTCATCGTATCCGACTTTTCCGCTATCGAGGCAAGAGTATTGTCATGGCTTGCCGGGGAGCAGTGGAGAACGGACGTATTCGTAAACAACGGTGACATCTACTGTGCCTCAGCGTCTGCGATGTTCGGCGTTCCGGTTGAGAAGCATGGCCAGAATGCGGAGTTAAGGCAGAAGGGCAAGATCGCTGAACTGGCGCTTGGTTATGGCGGATCAGTCGGTGCCCTGAAATCCATGGGAGCTATCGAAATGGGACTACAGGAAGAGGAACTGCAGCCGCTGGTAGATTCCTGGCGTTCTGCAAATCCGAATATCGTTCGGTTCTGGTGGGACGTGGACAGGGCTGTCAAAAAGGCGATCCGGCAGCGGGAACCGTCTGTGCTTAAAGGCATCTGTTTTGAATGCAGGAACGGCATGTTGTTTATTACGCTACCGTCAGGAAGGCAGCTGTCCTATGTGAAGCCGAGGATGGGGGAAAATCGTTTTGGCGGTGAATCCGTTACCTATGAGGGAGTAGGTGCCACAAAGAAATGGGAGCGGATTGAGAGCTACGGTCCGAAGTTCGTAGAGAACATTGTGCAGGCGATATCCAGAGATATTCTGTGTTATGCCATGAAGACGCTTCGGCACTGTTTTATTTGTGCTCATGTCCATGATGAATTGATCATCGAGTGCAGCATGAATGTTGATTTGAACGCTATCTGTGAACAGATGGGACGGACTCCGCCCTGGGCAGATGGACTTGTCCTTCGGGCGGACGGATACGAAACCATGTTTTACAAAAAAGACTGACCTTTTTGAAATCCGGGGGTTTAAAACCTGCGGATTTCTTTGACTGGGATTCGGAGGGAACTGTCCCTCCGGATTTTTCAGTTAAAGGAGGAACTGCCATGAAAGACAGACCACGAGGTAATAAAGATGGTCGCAGGAATGCTGATCCATCCAGGAACGTGCGGACTGTAGAGCGTGACCAGAGGTTACAGCTGATGCAGGTATCCCGCAGGAAAGGAGCCAGGAGAAGATGAAGATTGCGTATGGGGATTCCAGATCAGCGAAGAAATGGAAGAACAACGAGATCTCCTGGGAGGACTTCTGCAGGAGGGTAAGCACCACGCAGGTCACAACAGAGACCGTGGAAGAGTACCAGAAGATGACGAAGGCCAGGCGCGATGCCATTAAGGATGTGGGCGGCTATGTTGCCGGGCATCTGAAGGATGGCAGGCGTAAGGTCGGGAATGTTCTCTGCCGCTCTATGCTGACACTGGATATGGATTACGGGATGCCGGGGATTCTGGATGAACTGAAGATGCTGACGGATTTCAAAATGTGCGTCTATTCCACACATAAGCATACGCCGGATGCTCCGAGACTCAGGCTGGTGATCCCGCTTAAGAGAGAAGTCAGTGAGGATGAATATCCGGCGGTCGGAAGGAAGGTCGCACAGGAAATCGGGATGGATCTTTTCGATGATTCCACCTACGAGCCGAACAGGCTTATGTACTGGCCGTCCACGTCAAGCAACGGAGAATACGTATACGAGGTCATGGACGGTGAGCTTCTGGATCCGGATGAATACCTTGCAAAGTATGACAACTGGCACGATATCTCCACATGGCCGGTATCGTCCAGGGAGTCGGAAGTCGTAAAGAGTAATGTGCAGAAGCAGGCTGATCCACTGACGAAGGAAGGAATCGTCGGCGTTTTCTGTCGTACTTACGGGATCAGGGACGCTATTGAGAAGTTCCTGCCGGATGTGTATGAAGCTTCGGCGATGGAAGGCAGGTATGACTACATTCCTGCAGACAGTTCCGCCGGCGTGCAGATCCTGGATGAAAAGTTCGCATACAGCCATCATGCTTCTGATCCCGCCTGCGGGAAGCTGCTCAATGCCTTTGATGTCGTGAGGGTTCATAAGTTCCCGGATGATGATGAGAAGAAGTCCTTCAATGCGATGGCGGAATTCGCAAGCAGCGATGAGCAGGTGAAGCTGACCATCTTTGCAGAACGGCAGCAGTCGGCAGCGATGGAATTCGACGAGGAAGATCCTGATGCCTGGAAGACACAGCTGACCTATCAGAAGAAGACGGCTGAGATCGAGAATACGCTTCATAACCTGAAGCTGATCATGGAAAACGATGAGTACATGAAGCAGATTGTGTTCAACCAGCTTGCAGACGGTATGGAGATCAGGGATCCGGTTCTGTGGAAGCATCCGTCCAAGTTCTGGAGAGACGCGGACGATGCACAGCTCATCTGTTATGTGGACGAAAAGTACGGCTCCTTCTCCCAGAGAAATTACAACATCGCGGTTGCAAAGGTCGTGGATGACCGTTCCTACCATCCGATCAGGGATTTCTTTAAGAACCTGCCGGAGTGGGACGGGGTGAAACGTGTCGAGACTGCATTGGTGGATTATCTGGGAGCGGAAGATACACCGTATGTCCGGGCGGTGACAAGGAAGCTTTTGTGCGCTGCTTATGTCCGTGTCCATAATCCGGGAGTGAAGTTCGACAACATGATCGTACTGAACGGAGATCAGGGCATCGGAAAGAGTACTTTCATCTCTAAACTGGGCGGTGAGTGGTATTCGGACAGCCTGAACCTCTCAGACATGAACGACAAGACGGCGGCGGAGAAGCTGCAGGGGTACTGGATCATGGAGATCGGCGAATTGGCCGGCATGAAAAAAGCTGACCTGGACAAGGTGAAGGCTTTCATTTCCAGACAGGACGATAAGTACCGTGCGAGTTTCGGTAGAAGGGTAACGCCGCATCCGAGACAGTGCGTATTCTTCGGTACCACAAACAATGAGAATGGCTATCTCCGGGATATTACCGGGAACCGTAGGTACTGGAATGTGAAAGTGACCGGCAAAGGAAAGCATAAAGCGTAGGATCTTGATCAGGATACGGTGCAGCAGATCTGGGCGGAAGTCAAGGTGATCGCCAAAGCGGGAGAAAAGTTATATCTTCCGGCGGAGCTGGAGGAATTTGCCAAAGATGAGCAGCGGGCGGCGATGGAGCGTGATGACCGTGAAGGTCTGGTGGTGGAGTATCTGGAAATGCTTCTGCCGGAGGGCTGGGAGTCGATGGATGTCTATAAGCGCAGGGACTATGTGCGTGATACAGGGGATCCGACACGGAAGGAAGGCGTAACGAAGCGGATGGAGGTCTCCAATATCGAGATCTGGGCGGAATGCTTCGGGAAGCCTAAGGAAGATATGAAGAATGCGGATTCCTATGCCATCTCAGCCATTATGGCAAGGCTGGACGGCTGGGTTAAGACCGGGAAGACGAAGACCATCCCAATTTACGGGAAGCAGAGGATATATGCCAGAAAAGGGTGATGGCATGGAACAAGTATACGGAACAAGGAACATAACTTGTTCCCTGTTCCCGAAGTTGTTCCTTCCAAAGTACCTGAAAACTGGCGGAAAACAGAGAATCGGAACAAACGGAACAGGAATTTCTATATAGCACAAAAAATAGGTGTTTTTAAGAGATTACACCGGCGCGTGTGTGCGTGAGCGCACGTATTACGCGCGTATAGGGATTTGGTGTTCCACTTGTTCCTTACAGAAACGGAGGATATCAAAAATGATCAGAAATGGAAGACCTTATACCAATGAAAACGGATGGGAGGATGCGGGACTTATTACTGACCATCCGGAGGAAGAACAAAAAATCGTGATGGACTGGATCCGCAGGAACATCCTTCCGAGAAAGACGGTTCTGCATGGAAGGACCAGCTACGGATTGAAGCATCTGCTTGAACATGACGTGAAGATCTATCTCACGAACAATGAGTTCAAGGACGCAATGATGATGTGCGGATTCGAGCCGGTTGATCCCAATATGCTGAACTGGATATACCGGATCAGCGCGAAGTCTCCCACATTTAAGCAATGAGGGAGAAGACAGTCGAGCAGAAGCTTGTCGCGGCGGTAAAGAAGACGGGAGGCATCTGCCCTAAGTGGGTGTCTCCCGGATTCGATGGGATGCCTGACCGCATAGTGCTTCTGCCGGGAGCAAAGATCGGGTTTGTCGAGGTGAAAGCACCGGGAAAGAAACCAAGGCCGCTGCAGGTATCACGGCTGACGCTTTTGCGGAAACTGGGCTTCAAGGTGTATGTCCTGGATGAGCCGGATCAGATTGGAGGGATTTTGGATGAGATACGATCCACATGATTATCAGAAATATGCGGTCGGATTCATAAAAGACCATCCTGTTGCGGCAGTGCTGCTTGACATGGGTATGGGTAAGAGTTCGATCACTTTGACAGCGGTGAATGACCTGATGTTTGACAGCTTCGATATACGGAAAGTGCTTGTGGTTGCACCGCTACGAGTGGCAAAGAATACCTGGTCTGCGGAAATTGAGAAATGGGATCATCTGTCGGATCTGAAATACAGTATTGCGGTCGGTACGGCAGCAGAAAGGAAGAAGGCGCTGAAGGCGGATGCGGATATCTACATCATAAACCGTGAAAACCTTCCCTGGCTTGTTGAAAAGAGCGGGATGCCGTTTGACTACGATATGGTGGTGATCGATGAGCTGTCATCCTTTAAGAACTGGCAGGCGAAGAGATTCAAGGCACTTATGAAGGTGAGACCGAGGGTGAAGCGGATTGTAGGCCTAACTGGAACGCCTTCCAGTAACGGTTTGATGGATCTCTTTGCGGAATACAAGGTTCTTGATATGGGAGAGAGACTTGGAAGGTTCATCAGTCAGTACAGGATGGAATATTTCGTACCGGATCAGATGAACGGTCCGATTGTGTACAGTTACCGATTAAGACCGGGAGCGGACAAAAGGATTTATGACCGTATCTCCGATATCACGATTTCCATGAAGGGTACAGACCACCTGCAGATGCCGGAACTGATTAATTCAGAATACATGGTGTATCTGGATGAAGCTGAGCGGAAGAAATATGAGCAGATGAAAAATGACCTTGTTTTGAGTCTTCCCGGTGGCGAAGTAACTGCGGCGAATGCAGCGTCTTTGTCCGGAAAACTGACGCAGATGGCCAACGGTGCTGTTTATTCCGATGCCGGCGGTATCGAGAAGATCCATGACAGAAAACTGGATGCCCTGGAGGACATTATCGAAGCAGCAAACGGGAAGAATCTGCTGGTGGCGTACTGGTACAAGCATGACCTGTCAAGAATTACAGAACGTCTTGATGCATTGGGCGTTCATTATGGAAAGCTTGATACAGATGAGAGTATCCGGGAATGGAATGCAGGAAGACTGGAGGTTGGACTTATACATCCGGCTTCTGCGGGACACGGACTGAACCTTCAGAGCGGAGGCAGCACTATTGTATGGTTCGGTATGATCTGGAGCCTGGAGCTATACCAGCAGACAGTAGCCAGACTTTGGAGACAGGGACAGGAATCCGGGACAGTCGTGGTACAGCATATCTTGACAGCTGGAACCGTGGACGAACGTATTATGAAAGCTTTATCCGCAAAGGACGATACGCAGGCCAGACTGATCGATGCCGTAAAAGCGGAGGTAAGTGCCTATGGCAGGAAATAAAAATCTGGCAGAGGATCCGTATGAGCGATTAGCAAATGCAATCATTCTGCAGGCAGTCGCTGATTACAGGGTGGCACTTAAGAAGATCAAGGCACATCCGAAGGATCGAAAAGCGATAGATGAGGCCTTGGAGGTCGAGAGGTTCTTTCGTTCCGGCTGGTACAGCCAGCTGACAAGCGTGGACGGTGAATACCTGATCCGAAGGCTTCAGGACGAAATAAGACAATCAGACGCCAAGCGTGCAGCGGGAAGGTCCAGTGGACCTTTACGTCGCAGTCAATCCGAGGGAGAAAAAATAAATCCAATCGGAGGTAGCTTATGAACAGACATCAGCAGGAAGCCAAGAAATATTTATCACAGGCCTTCGGGCTGAACCAGCGGATCGAGAGCAAGCTGGGACAGATCGAAGATCTTCATGACCTGGCCACTAAAGCAACGGTGACATATTCGGATATGCCGAAGAGCCCGAACAGAGATGGCTCCAGAATGGAAGATGCCATTATCAAGATCATCGACCTGGAGAATGAGATCAATCAGGATATGATGAAGCTTGTAGAACTGAAGAAGGATATCATCCGCAGGATCAAAGCAGTGGAGAGTGCAGAGCTTCAGACGATACTGGAACTGCGGTACTTGTCCTATATGAGATGGGAAGAGATCGCCATTGAACTTGGTTATGGAATCGATAATGTATTCCGTCTTCACAGGAATGCCCTGGATGAAATAATGATTCCGGAAACAATACAGTAAAATCAAGTTCGGTACAGTAAGCCTATGTGATAATGTTAAACTGGCAAAAGCGAAAGATGAGAGAGCCGTTACGGAGCAGAATACCGTGGCGGCTTTTTCTATGGGAAAGAAGGTGAAATGATGCCAAGGAAACCGAAGCATCCATGCTCTTATCCCGGATGCCCGAAGCTGACAGACAAACGGTTCTGTGAAGAGCATGAGAAGCTGAGCAACAGCAACTATGAGAAGTACGGCAGAGATAAGTCTACGAAGAAGAGATACGGTCGTGCATGGAAGAGGATCCGTGACAAGTATGCTGCGGAGCATCCCTTCTGTGAGCTGTGTTTTGAACGTGGAATTATCGTGCCGACTGAAGAGATCCACCATAAGCTGCCTTTGAGTGAAGGTGGTACGCACGATCGAAGTAACCTGATCGCGTTGTGCAAGTCGTGTCACTCAACTATACACGCGAAGAGAGGGGACTATTGGGGAAACCATCGCGGGTAGGGGCGGGTGAAATCTCTACAGGTACGGCTCCCAGGGAACGGCGCGGGGGTCACGCGTGCAAAATCGCGAAATGAAAGACGGGGGGTATGAGCCTGCATTGTCATCTCAGATTTCGATTGACAAACGGCACGTTTGGTTGTAATATTTAATTGAAATACGGCAAAAGAGAAAAATGCCGAAAATAAATTAAATGAAATCGAGGTGGAAAAGATGGCAGGTACAGCAATACTTCCTGAAGATCAGAAGATCTTTTCCATGAAGGAGCTTAAGGAAAAAGGCTTCTCGCAGTATAAGGTCAGCAGGCTGGTCGATGAAGGAAAGCTTATAAAACTGAATAAGAGCTATTACGAGAACGCAGAGTATCGTGGTGAGGAATCAGACTTCTATTATACCGTAGCATACGCACCGAGGGGTGTGATCTGCCTGCTCAGCGCAGCGGTTTATTATCATCTGACAACATTCATTCCGGATGCTGTTGATGTAGCTATACCGAGGAAGTCAAAGATATCTACCGTGCCGGACTGGCCGCAGATGAATGTCCATCATTATACTGATGACAGGCATGAGCTGGGCGTTACTACGGTTAGGGAAGGCAAGAATGAATTCCAGATCTATGATATGGAAAAAACCGTCGTGGATATCGTGTTTTACAGAGAGAAGGTCGGGATTGAAGAAACCAAGGAGATCCTTGTGACCTATCTGCAGAGGAAAGACCGGAATCTGAACCGACTTCTGAAATATGCAGAACTGATGAAATGCGACAAAGCGATGAGACAATATCTGGAGGTGCTCGTATGATAAGTGCAATATCTGTAAAGGACAGGTTGAAGAACCAGGCAGTGGCCGGCGGAAAAACATTTCAGGAAGCATTGACGGCGTATGGGTTGGAAAGAACCGTATACAGACTGTCGGTGTCAGAATATGTGGAGCGATTTACACTTAAGGGCGGGATATTCCTGTATGCGCTCTTTGAGGGAGAGTTCGCAAGAGCCACAAGAGACATAGACCTTCTGGCAAGGAATATGCCGAATAATGTGGAGGATATGAAGAAGGTATTTGAAAATATCTTCGCCATCGAGTGTGATGATGCCCTGCGGTATGATCTGGATACGCTGGAGGTAATAGACATCACCGAGTTCAAGGAATATCACGGTGTGAATGTTTCCATCATGGCATATCTGGACAGGACGAAAGTTCCGGTATCTATTGATATCGGATTTGGGGATGTTGTTTATCCGGACAGGGTGAAAATGGAGTTCCCCGTTCTACTGGATATGGAGGTTCCAGAGATTTATGCATATTCCATTTCATCGGTAATATCCGAGAAATTTGAAGCAATCGTTTCTCTGGGAGATGCTAACAGCAGATATAAGGATTTTTACGATATTTATATCCTGGCTGACAGATATGACCTTGACGGAATAGAACTGAAGGAAGCAGTCAGAGAAACCTTTGAGCATAGAGGGACGGGTTTTGATGATATCTTTGCTTTCACTGATGACTTTTTGGCCAGTGAGATTCACCAGAGCAGATGGAAAGCCTTTCTGAAAAAGAAGAAAGCGCTTGTGAATGCAGAACTGGAAGATGTGGTTAAACTGCTCAAAGCGTTACTGCTTCCAATTGTGGAGAGTATAACCGGAAACATCGACTATTCAGCAAAATGGGATCATGAATCTCGAAGCTGGAAATGAAGAAGTGAAATGAACATCAAGAGGATCATGTGAAGAGCATGGTCCTTTTATTTTGCGGAAAGGAGGGATTCCGATGGATGGGAGGAAACCGAAGCCTACAGCGCTAAAGAAGCTGGAAGGCAATCCGGGGAAAAGAAAACTGAATACGAAAGAGCCGGTGCCGGGTAAAGGAATGCCCGACTGTCCGAAGTGGCTGCTTCCGGAAGCGAAGAAGGAGTGGGAGAGACTCTGCGTGAAGTTATCTGAGATGGGTGTGCTCACTGAGATTGATATGGTAGCATTTGCTGCTTACTGCCAGTCCTACGCCAGATGGAAAGAAGCTCAGGAGCATATTGATTCTGAAGGTTCAATCTTTGAGACGGATAAAGGATATCAGCAGCAGACACCATGGGTCGGCATTGCAAACACCAATCAGAAGCTCATGATGCAGGCAGCATCTGAGTTTGGTCTGACTCCGTCTGCCAGATCAAGGATCATGGCAGCATCCGGTGTCGGAAAAGATGAAGAGGATGAGATGGAGGCATTACTTGGGGGTGAGGCTTAATGGCGGAGAGAAGACCTGCGGGTTATCCAAAGCTGAAGAATTATAAGCCGTCAAGATTCATGCTTCCGACATCTCATTATGATAAAGCGAAGGCTGACAGGGCTGTGAAGTTTATCGAGAATCTGTGTCACACCAAAGGAAAATGGGCAGGCAAACGGTTCTGGTTGCTTCCCTGGCAGGAGCAGCTGATCCGGGATATCTTCGGAATTGTTAAGCCTGACGGATACCGGCAGTTCCGGACAGCTTTTGTGGAAATATGCAAGAAGGTAGGTAAGAGCGAATTGGCAGCAGCCGTCGCTCTTTATCTTTTATATGCAGACAACGAACCATCCGCTGAAGTGTATGGCGCTGCCGCTGACCGGCAGCAGGCCAGCATCGTTTTTGATGTGGCAAAGCAGATGGTGGAGATGTCACCGGCGCTTCTGAAGCGATCGAAGCTGATGACGGCAACAAAGAGAATCGTGAATTATGGAAATTCAGGATATTACCAGGTGCTCAGTGCAGAGGTCGGGGGTAAGCATGGATTTTCAGTCAGCGGATTGGTATTTGATGAGATTCATACGCAGCCGAACAGGCAACTGTATGACGTTCTGACAAAGGGATCTTCGGATGCCAGACAGAATCCGCTGCATTTCATTATCACCACGGCAGGTACCGATAGGCATTCCATCGCCTATGAGCTTCATACGAAAGCGGTGGACATTCTGGAAGGCCGGCGTGTGGATCCGACTTTCTATCCGGTGGTCTATGGACTGAAGGATGATGAGGACTGGGAGGATGAAGCGAACTGGTACAAGGTCAATCCTTCACTGGGCTATACCGTAGACATCGAGCGCTTGCGCGATGCCTACCGGGAGGCAAAACAAAATCCTGCAGACGAAGTGACCTTCAAGTGGCTGAGGCTGAACATGTGGGTTTCAAGCACTGTGGCATGGATACCGGATGAGATATTCATGAAAGGGAATGAGGAAATTGATCTGGCAGCTCTGGAAGGCAGGGACTGTTACGGTGGTTTGGATTTATCCAGCACGGGAGATATCACGGCTCTGGTTCTGATGTTTCCTCCGAGGGATGAGGATGAGAAGTATATTCTGCTTCCGTTTTTCTGGGTACCGGAAGAAACGATACCGCAGAGAGTGAAGGCAGCATCCGTTCCTTATGACATCTGGGAGAGGCAGGGATACCTGTTATCGACCGAGGGCAACGTGATTCATTACGACTTCATTGAGAAGTTTATCAATGATTTGGCGAAGAAATACCACATCGTTGAGATCGCAGTGGACAGATGGAATGCCACACAGATGATCCAGAACCTGGAAGGCGATGGCTTCACGATGGTTCCGTTCGGCCAGGGCTTTGCTTCAATGTCCGGACCGACAAAGGATTTTTATCGTCTGCTTATGGAAGGTCAGATCATTCACGGAGGGCATCCGGTTCTCAGGTGGATGGCCGGCAACGTGGTGGTCGATACGGATCCTGCCGGGAACATCAAGGTGACGAAGGCAAAATCGAAAGAAAAGATCGATGGCATTGTGGCTGCAATCATGGCTCTTGACCGGTGCATCCGCAATCAGATGGAGCCGCAGGGGAGTGTTTATGATGAGCGCGGATTACTTGTGTTTTAACGAAGGAGGGAATTGCGATGGGAATATTGAGCGGTTTATTTCGGAGCAGGGATAAGCCCACGAACAGGACGGCGGGAAGTTCGTATTCGTTTTTCTTAGGCGGGACGGCTTCAGGCAAGTATGTTACCGAGAGGTCTGCGATGCAGATGACGGCGGTGTACTGCTGCGTGAGGATCCTGTCGGAGGCTGTGGCGAGTCTGCCATTACAATTTTACAGATATACCGATGATGGCGGTAAGGAGAAAGCGGTGGAACATCCGCTTTATTTTTTGCTCCATGATGAGCCGAATCCGGAGATGACTTCCTTCATTTTCAGGGAGACATTGATGACACACCTGCTTTTATGGGGGAATGCGTATTCGCAGATCATCCGCAATGGCAAGGGTGAAGTCGTAGCTCTGTATCCGCTGATGCCGGATCGAATGAAGGTGGATCGTGATGAGCACGGAAGGCTCTATTACGAATACACCGTTTATGATTCGGACGATGTGGACGGCAGGAAGGGCACCAATAAGGTTGGAAGAACCGTGAGGCTTCAGCCTCATGATGTGCTTCATATTCCGGGACTTGGCTTTGACGGTCTGGTTGGGTATTCACCGATTGCAATGGCGAAGAATGCGATCGGCCTGGCAATCGCCACGGAAGAGTATGGCAGCAAGTTCTTTGCGAACGGTGCGGCTCCTTCCGGGGTACTGGAGCATCCGGGGACTATCAAGGATCCGAGCAAGGTGAGAGAAAGCTGGCAGGCAACTTTCGGCGGTTCAGGGAATGCGAATAAGATAGCAGTCCTTGAAGAAGGCATGAAGTATACGCCGATTTCCATTTCGCCGGAACAGGCTCAGTTTCTGGAAACGAGAAAGTTCCAGATCGATGAGATCGCAAGGATCTTCCGTGTGCCGCCTCATATGATCGGAGACTTGGAAAAGTCCAGCTTCAATAACATTGAGCAGCAGTCGCTGGAGTTCGTGAAGTACACGCTGGATCCCTGGGTAAGCCGTTGGGAGCAGGCAATGGTGAGAGCCTTGCTGACTCCGGATGAGAAGAAGAAATACTTCTTTAAGTTCAATGTGGATGGTTTGCTCCGTGGAGACTACCAGAGCAGGATGAACGGCTATGCGACAGCCAGACAGAACGGCTGGATGTCCGCCAATGACATCCGTGAATTGGAGAACCTGGACAGGATCCCGGCAGAACAGGGTGGTGATCTGTATCTGATCAATGGAAATATGACGAAGCTGGAGGATGCCGGGATATTTGCGGCAGGCAACAACGGAAAGGAGGAAGGAGATTCCGATGAAGAAGTTTTGGAACTGGAAAAGCAGGAAGATCAGAGACCAGGCTTCCGGCGAAGAGGTCAGTGAGAGAGTGCTTTTCCTGAATGGAACCATAGCAGAAGAGAGCTGGTTTGACGATGATGTCACACCGGCTCTTTTTAGAGAAGAACTGAATGCCGGAACAGGAAACATCACGGTCTGGATCAACAGTCCGGGTGGTGACTGCGTGGCGGCGGCTCAGATCTACAACATGCTGATGGACTATAAGGGCGATGTCACGGTGAAAATCGATGGCATTGCGGCTTCGGCAGCAAGCGTGATCGCGATGGCGGGGACGAAGGTGCTCATGAGTCCTGTGAGCATGATGATGATCCATAATCCGGCGACTATCGCTTTTGGCGATACGGCGGAGATGCAGAAGGCGATCAACATGCTGGCCGAAGTGAAGGAATCCATCATGAATGCCTATGAGATCAAGACCGGCATGAGCAGGACGAAAATCTCACATCTGATGGATGCGGAGACCTGGATGGACGCGCACAAGGCGGTGGAATTGGGATTTGCGGATGATGTGCTGCAGAGGGTAGATGCATCGGAGGGCGAAGACCTGGAAGCACCGGAAGTGTCGATGCTCTATTCCAGGGCGGCGGTGACCAATTCGCTGATGGATAAGATCGCGGCGAAGTGTCACATCAAGGCACCGGAGAGCGGTGCAGAAACTGAACAGACAACGGATAACGGGCGTTCCTGTGATGAGATCAGGGAACGCTTGAATTTTATCAAGAGATTCATTTAAGGAGGAATCGAGCTATGACTATCAAAGATATGATCGAGAAGAGAGCAAAGGTGTGGGAGACCGCGAAGAACTTTGTGGATACCCACGAGAATGAGAACGGCGTTCTGTCTGCGGAGGATAACGCGACTTACAGCCGTATGGAGCAGGAAATCGAGGATCTGACTGCGGCAATCGACCGTCAGCAGAGAGCTGAGGCAAGAGAGGCTGAGTTCAACAAGCCTGTCAATATGCCTCTTACAGGAAGACCTGCAAGACAGGAAGTTGAGGAAAAGACCGGCCGTGCTTCCAATGCATACAAGGAAGACTTCGGTGCGCATCTCCGTGGAAAGAGACCTGTGCATAATGTCCTTTCCGAGGGTGTGCAGGCGGATGGCGGCTATCTTGTGCCGGAAGAGTTTGAGCGTCAGATTGTAATGGGCCTTGATGAAGCAAATGTGGTGAGAGGGCTTGCGAAGGTCATTACCACAAGCGCTGAGAGAAAGATCCCGATTGCGGCGACTCATTCTACCGCTGCATGGACGGCTGAGAATGGTGCCTATACTCCGAGTGATCCTTCCTTCGACCAGAAGACCATCGATGCCTTCAAGCTGACTGACCTTGTGAAGGTTTCCATCGAGCTTCTTCAGGATTCCATGTTTGATCTGGAATCTTATATTGCGGCTGAATTCGCAAGAGCTTTCGGTATCGCAGAGGAAGAGGCTTTCTGCGTAGGTACCGGAACCGGTCAGCCTACGGGTATCTTTACCGCGAACGGCGGACAGGTGGGCGTTACCGCTGCGGCAAACAACGCGATCACTGCGGATGAACTGATCAGCCTTGTGTATGCGCTTAAGAGTCCTTATCGCAGAAACGCGAAGTTCCTTATGAACGATGCGACTATCGCTGCAATCAGAAAGCTGAAGGACGGCAACGGTGTTTATCTCTGGCAGCCTTCTCTTCAGGCAGGCGAGCCGGATAAGCTTCTTGGCTATGACCTTTACACTTCGCCTTATGTTCCTACGGCTGCATCGGATGCGCTCACCGTGGCTTTCGGTGATTTCAAGAACTACTGGATCGCTGATCGTTCCGGAAGAACCGTGCAGAGACTCAACGAGCTCTACAGCACCAATGGCCAGGTAGGATTTGTCGCAACCGAGCGTGTTGACGGCAAGGTGATCCTTCCTGAAGGCATCCAGCTTCTGAAGATGAAGCACTAAGGAGGGCCGAAGCATGAGTGATTACAATGCAAAGAATTATACCGAGCAGGGCGGCGATGTCACCCATATCGGAGGAAAGCTGATATTTGAGGATGGAAGTTCCGTAGAGGGGCTTCCTTCTTCCTTTACACCGGCGGAGAATCAGGCGGCCAGTGAAGCGACTACGGTTGAGGCACTGAAGGAAGATTTCAACAGTCTTCTGGCAAAGCTGAAGGCTGCCGGTCTTATGACAGCGGATGATGATACTGCCGGAACAGAGTAAAAAATGCGGGGCGGTGGAGTAATCTGCCGTCCCGGTTTAAGGAGTGATGCAGATGACTGTGACTGTGGAAGAGATGAAGAGCTATCTTCGGGTTGATTTCGAGGATGATGATTCCCTGATCGAAAACTTTATAACGGCGGCAAAGAAGCAGTGCATGGATATCCTGCGGACTGACGATGAGACGGACCTGGATGCGGCTCAGAATGGGAAGATCGCTGTGATGTTCACGGTGGCTTATCTGTATGAGCACAGGGAAGAAGCCGATCATCATGCGATGGATCTGACGCTTCGGGCTCTGCTGTTCGGCAGCCGGAAGGAGGGATTCTGATGGATGTGGCAGCTTTGAGATCTAAAGTGACATTCCAGAAGAATGAAACAGTGACCGACAAGTACGGCAATCACAAGAATGCCTGGACGGATTACTATACCTGCTTCGCCACGATCGGCGGAGAAGGCCTGGCAAGTTCCAAGGAAGAACAGGCTGCCGGAACTACGGTTGAGGATTTCTCTATGACTGTATCTGTCCGGTACTGCCGGAAGGCTGCTGCAATCGATTCCACGCATTTCCGGGTGATGTTCATGGATGAAATCTACAACATCGTGAACATTGACCATATGAACTTCCGGAAGAAGTCATTGAAGTTTACCTGCAGGAAGGAGCGGCGCTGATGGCACAGACGATAAAGATCGACCAGCTGGCGGATACCGTGATGAAGGGTATGGAGGAATACGCGAAGCTTGCTGCGGATGACCTGAAGAAAGATGTCCAGAAGGCGGGCAAGACCGTAAAGCAGCAGATCGAAAGCACGGCTCCGAAGAAGACGGGAAAGTATTCCAAGAGCTGGGCGGTGAAGAAGACCAGGGAAACATCCGATTCCATCCAGATTGTAGTGCATTCCAAACGGTACCAGCTGACACATCTATTGGAGTTTGGCCATGCGAAGCGCTGCGGTGGAAGAACAAGGGCGTTTCCTCATATCGCGCCGGCGGAGCAGGCAGGTATCGAGCAGCTGACAAGGGATATCGAGCGTGACCTGCAGAAAGGCGGTTAGTAATGATGGAGATATTGCTTTTGTTATTCGTGATCGCCCTTGGGATTGCGGTGATCGGCGCTGCCGTTTACCACGGTACCCGGAGGGGCGAGGATTGTCATGGTTATCCGTATAACTGCCCAGCCTGCCGTCATGCTGCGGAATGCATTATCGAGATCGGGAGGAAGAAGAATGACGCATGAAGAAGTGATGCAGATGCTGGCGGAAACGAAGATCCCTTTTGCGTATGACCATTTTGCAGAAGGTGAATCGCCTGATCCGCCGTTCATCTGCTTTTTGTTTCCGGGTTCGGAGAACTTTGCCGCGGATGATGTGGTTTACATGGAGTTTTCCAACCTGAGTATTGAACTTTATACCGATGAGAAGGATCCGGAACTGGAAGACAGCGTGGAAGCGGTGCTGAACGCACATGAATTGTTCTGGAACAAATCGGAGGTATGGATCGAATCAGAAAAACTATACGAAGTGCTGTACCAGATGACGGTATAGCGGAAAGAGAGGTTGATTATGTCGAGTACAAATAACAAGGTGAAGTTCGGCCTTAAGAACTGCCATTATGCGAAGGCGACACTTGATCCGGATACTAATGCCGTGACATTTGGTACGCCTGTCGCGATTCCCGGAGCTGTGAATCTGTCTTTGGATCCGGAGGGAGATACCGAGCCGTTTTATGCGGACGATATGGTGTATTACACCACAGTGGCCAATAACGGCTATTCGGGTGATCTGGAGATCGCGCTGATCCCGGACAGCTTCAGGAAGGACATCCTGAAGGAAACTGAGGATACGAACGGTGTCCTGGTAGAGGATTCCACGGTGGAGCCGGAGCATTTCGCTCTGCTTTTCGAGTTCTCCGGGGACAAGAAAAAGATCAGGCACTGCATGTATTACTGCACTGCTGCAAGACCGACTATCGAGGGCAAGACCAATGAGGATTCCAAGGAAGTCCAGACGGAGAAGCTGGAGATCACGGCGACTCCGCTTCCGAACGGGCTTGTAAAGGTGAAGACCGGCGCGAATACTTCCGACGCGGTTTACAACGGATGGTATTCCAATGTCTATCAGACGGAGAGCGCTCAGGTGTCGGCGGTTCTTACAGGTATAACGATCGGAAGCCTTCAGCTTACGCCTGCTTTTGATGCCGGTACCACTTCTTACACGGCTGAGACCGTGAATGATGAGGATGCTGTATCGGCTACTGCGGCAAGCGGAACGGCGGTCACGATACTTGTAAACGGGGCGGCTCATACCAGTGGCAGCGATGCGACATGGGAGAGCGGAACCAATACTGTGACAGTGATCGCGAGCAAGACCGGAGCAGTAAGTACGGCATATACCGTAACGGTAACGAAGAACGGACAGGGTTGATAAGTGTTGAGGGCAGGGCTGTACGCTCTGCCCATTCTTGTGATTGGAGGAAAGTGAAATGGCACTTACAAAGACAGTGAATATTGATGGCAAGGATGTGACTTTTAAGGCATCGGCAGCCATTCCGAGAATATACAGAAACAGATTCCATCGTGATATTTATAAGGATCTGCATGACCTTCAGAAGAGTATCGATCAGGAAGATCCGGAGGCATCTGCTTTGGATACTTTCTCTTTGGAACTGTTCGAGGATATCAGCTATATCATGGCGAAGCATGCGGATCCGCAGGGAGTTCCCGATACTCCGGATGAATGGCTTGACCAGTTCGGGACCTTTTCCATTTACCAGGTGCTTCCTGAGATCATCGAGCTTTGGGGCTTGAATGTACAGACGCAGGTGGAGAGTAAAAAAAACTTCGAGCGACTGACCGGGAAATGACAACGCCTCTGCTTTTGCTTAGGTGTGTGCAGTTGGGAATCCATATCAGCGAATTGGAACTGTTGACGATCGGAACCATCAACGATATGTACACGGAAATGCAGAATGATGAGAACCAGGGATCATACAGCACTCTGGCATCTCAGGATGATATGGATCGATTCTAGAAGGGATAATCGTACCTTGTTGTGACTATTGAAATTACAACGAAAATGATTTAAGATAGAGTCGATGGAGGTGTCAGAATGCAGATTTCAAGCAGATTTACAATAGCGGTTCATGTGCTTATAGCAATTGAAACATTTAAGAATGACCATAAAATCACCAGTGAATTTCTTGCGTCCAGCGCAAATGTAAATCCGACGGTAATCAGAAGACTCTTGCAGCAGCTGAAGAAGGCGGAGATTGTAGCAGTGAAGCGGGGAAGCGGCGGTGCCGATATAGAGAAATCCTTGACGGAGATAACGCTTCTGGATGTTTACAATGCCGTGGAGCCTGTCGAAAATGGACAGTTGTTTCATTTCCATGAGAATCCGAATGAGTTATGCCCTGTGGGACGGAACATTCACAGGATCATGGATCACAGGCTTGAAGAAATACAGAATGCCATGGAAGATAAAATGCGGCGAATAACCATAGCTGATGTAATGGCGGATGCGAACAAGCTGATAGAATCTTAAAAAGTTTTGTTGTAACACTTGACATCACAACATGGTGGTGGTACACTTTCGTTGTATCAATCAATATCACAACAAATGGAGGTATCAGAAATGTCTAACTATAGTAAGGTAAGTGTTGCAAACGATCCGAGAACTGAACTTCATGATCAGCTGGGACTTACAGGGGCTGAGATCAGCATCAACCATCTTCCGGCAGGTGCGAGTGTTCCTTTTGTTCATTATCATAAGACCAATGAAGAGATTTACATCATTCTTTCCGGCAAGGGAAAAGCGGTAGTTGACGGTGAGGATATAGAGCTTTCTGCCGGTGATATCGTGCGTATTGCGCCGGATGGGAAAAGACAGTTCTTCGCGGCAGATGATTCTGAGATCAGCTATGCCTGTATCCAGGTGAAGGCAGGTTCTCTTGAAGCGTATACCGCCGATGATGCAGTAATCGAGTAAGTATGAGTTTTAAAGTTGTGGGCATTTCTGCAAGCAGATGTCCATAACTTTTTATGTGGAGAGCTATGAGTGTTTGTATAAAAGACAATATCCAGAATATGAACCTTGTCATCGGCTGCACGGTAGGCTGCGATTATTGCTATGCACGGAATAATGTGAAGCGGTGGCATACGATACCGGATTTCAGTAAGCCTGAATTTTTTGAAGGCAAGCTTAAAATGATGGACAAGGCAAGACCGCAGAATTTCCTTCTGACCGGTATGAGTGATCTTGCGGGATGGAAAGAAGAATGGCGAGAAGAGGTGTTTGAAAAGATCCGGAAAAATCCGCAGCATCAGTTTTTATTTCTGTCGAAAAGGCCTGATCTCCTGGATTTTGAAACGGATCTTGAAAACGCCTGGTTTGGGGTGACGGTTACCAGAAGATCAGAACTCTGGCGCATTGAAGCATTGAGGAATCATGTAAGGGCAAAGCATTATCATGTGACCTTTGAGCCGCTTTTTGATGATCCTGGAGAGGTCGATCTTTCTGGTATTGATTGGATCGTTGTAGGAACCATGACAGGCGCTCAGAGCAGAAAAATCCGTACTGAGCCGGAATGGGCATGGTCGCTTACGGATCAGGCGCATCAAAGGAATATACCTGTTTTTATGAAGGAAGATCTTGAACCGATCATAGGCGATGAAAATATGGTGCAGGAATTTCCTGAAGCATTTGAGAAGGTATTGGAGGTACAGCGGGCATGGAAGAAGTGAGAATGGAAGATATCCTGATAAGGGATGTGGAAACCAAAAATATCATGACAAAGTCAAACCTGCCGGTGGGAGGGTATTCTGTGAATCCGTATGTCGGATGCACGCACGCCTGCAAGTATTGTTACGCTTCTTTCATGAAAAGGTTTACAGGACATACGGAAGAGTGGGGAACATTTCTTGATATCAAGCACTGGCCTGAAATCAAGCACCCTGAGAAATATGCCGGACAGCGCGTTGTGATCGGATCCGTGACAGACGGGTATAATCCGCAGGAAAAAGAGTTCGGAAACACAAGGAAACTGCTTGAACAGCTGCGGGGGAGCGGAGCAGATATTCTGATCTGCACAAAATCCGACCTTGTGGTGAGAGATATTGACCTGCTAAAAGAGATCGGACAGGTAACAGTATCGTGGTCGATCAATACGCTGGACGAGAAGTTCAAGGACGATATGGATGCAGCGGTTTCCATTGAACGAAGGATTGCTGCGATGAAGCAGATATATGACGCCGGTATCAGGACAGTATGCTTTGTATCCCCGGTATTTCCGGGCATTACGGATTTTGAGGCTATCTTTGAACGTGTAAAAGACCAATGTGATCTGTTTTGGCTGGAGAATCTTAATCTGAGAGGCGGATTTAAGAATACCGTTATGGACTATATCGCTGAAGAGTATCCTGATTTAGTGCCGCTCTATGATGAGATTTATAACAAGCATAACAGAAGCTATTTCGAGGCTCTGGAAAACAAAGCCGAGAAACTTGCCGAGAAGTATGATTGCCCGTTTGTGGATAATGAAATGCCTTATGGAAGGGTTCCGCAGGGGCATCCGGTAATCGTGGATTATTTTTATCATGAAGAAATCCGCGGATCCGATAATACAGGAAAAAGAAAGCGCAAATAGCGCGTATAAACAAAGTGAAATGTTTTTGAGAAGAATCGGGAGACCGGTTCTTTTCTTTTACCCAAAATCAGGAAGGAGGGACATGAATGGCTGGACGGATCCAGGGTATCACCGTTGAGATCGGCGGCGATACCACCAAACTACAGACAGCCCTGAAGGGCGTAAATACAGAGATCAGAAATACTCAGAGCCAGCTGCGTGATGTCGATAAGCTCCTGAAACTTGATCCGGGGAACACGGAACTGCTTGCACAGAAGCACAGGCTCCTGGGGGATGCGGTCAAGGAAACGAAGGAAAAGCTGGAAACCTTGAAGACGGCGGCGGAACAGGCTGAGCAGGCACTGAAGGATGGAACGATCACGCAGGATCAGTATGATGGCCTGCAGCGTGAGATTGCAGAGACCGAGGCAAAGCTGAAGACTTTAGAAGAACAGGCAAGACAGTCTGGTACTGCACTTCAGGAGATTGCCGCAAAGGGTGAGAAGCTGAAGACAGTTGGCGACAATATCACCAATGTGGGAAAGAAGTTCATGCCGGTAACTCTGGGCGTTATGGGATTAGGTACGGCGGCGGTGAAAACTGCCGCTGATTTTGATTCTGCCATGAGTAAAGTGGCAGCGGTATCCGGTGCGACTGGCTCTGATCTGGAAGCCTTAAGGGATAAAGCCCGTGAGATGGGTGAGAAGACAAAGTTCTCTGCATCAGAAGCAGCGGAAGCCATGAACTACATGGCGATGGCCGGCTGGAAGACAGAGGATATGCTTTCCGGCATCGAAGGTGTCATGAACCTGGCTGCAGCTTCCGGTGAGGATCTGGCAACGACTTCTGATATCGTGACAGATGCGCTGACAGCGTTTGGGCTCACCGCGAAGGACTCCGGGCATTTTGCGGATATCCTTGCTGCTGCATCCAGTAATGCGAATACGAATGTTTCCATGATGGGCGAGACCTTCAAGTATTGCGCTCCGATTGCCGGTGCTTTGGGATTCTCTGCGGAGGATACGGCGGAAGCAATCGGCCTGATGGCGAATGCCGGTATCAAGGGTTCTCAGGCTGGCACTGCCCTCAGAACCATTATGAATAACCTGTCCGGGGATGTGACGATCTGCGGATCCGCAATCGGAGAGGTAATGATTGCAACGACCAATGCAGATGGCTCCATGAGGGATCTGTCGGACATTCTGGCTGACTGCCGAACGGCATTTTCAGGTCTATCTGAATCAGAGAAGGCGGCAGCGGCTGAATCGTTGGTTGGCAAGAATGCGATGTCCGGATTTCTGGCTCTGATGAACGCCGGAGAAGCGGATATCAACAAGCTTTCCAGTGCGATTGATAACTGCGATGGTTCTGCGGCAAGTATGGCTGAGACCATGAATGATAACCTTGCCGGTCAGCTGCAGATCCTGAAGTCCCAACTGGAAGAGCTGGCGATTTCTTTTGGTGAACTGTTGATGCCCGCGATCCGAACCATTGTGGGTTGGATCCAGAAGTTTGTGGACTGGCTCAATTCGATGGATGAGGGAACCAGGAAGGTAATCGTAACGATTGCCTTGGTTGCGGCTGCAATCGGTCCGGTATTGATCATAGTCGGTAAAGTCATCTCTGCGGTCGGTACTATTATGACTCTGGTGCCGAAGCTGGCAGGCGTGATCAATGCAGCGAAGGGTGTATTTGCAGCTTTCAATGCGGTATGTGCGGCGAATCCGTATGTGCTGATTATCGCAGCGATTGTTGCCTTGGTGGCGGCGTTCATTTATCTCTGGAATAACTGTGAAGAGTTCCGGCAGTTCTGGATAGACCTGTGGGAGAGTATTAAGGAGATTGCTATTGCCGTGTGGGAAGCACTGAAGGCATTCTTCCAGGCGGCGTGGGAAGCAATCAAGACCACGGCAACAACGGTCTGGAATGCTATCAAAGATTTCTTCTCCGGTTTGTGGGAAGGTATCAAGAATATCTTCACAACAGTGGTCAATGCAATCAGCACGTTCCTGACAACGGCATGGAACACGATCAAGAATACTGTGACGACCGTATGGAATGCGATAAAGTCATTCTTCATGACGATCTGGAATGGGATCAAATCAGTTATCACGACAGTGGTGAATGCGATTTCTACCTTCCTGAGTACGGCGTGGAACGGGATCAAAACCGCTATTACTACGGTGCTGAATGCTATTAAGACAGCGGTTACTACGGTCTGGAACGGCATCAAGAATACGATCACAACTATCGTGAACGCAATCAAAAATGCAGTCACGACAGCCTGGAACAATATCAAGACTGCCGTATCCAATGCGGCAAACGCGATCAAGACCGGCGTGACGAATGCCTTCAATGCTATGCTGAACGGCATCAAAAATATCTGCGGAAATATCTATGGTGCGGTGAAGGGTGGCTTTGACAAGGCTATCGGCTTTATCAAGGGACTGGCATCGCAGGCGTTCCAGTGGGGCGTTGATTTCATCGGCGGTATCGTGAACGGTATTAAGTCCATGATCGGTAAGGTCGGGGATGCAGTATCTTCAGTTGCGGATAAGATCCGGAGCTTCCTGCATTTCTCAGTCCCAGATGAAGGTCCGCTTACGGATTATGAAAGCTGGATGCCGGACTTTATCGGTGGTCTGGCGAAGGGCATTGAGAAGAGCCGGGGCATGATCGAGAATGCCATGAATGGCGTGACTTCTGATCTGACCATTACTCCGAGAGTGATGGCGGCTCAGGGAGGGTTTTCTGGATCAGCGGCATCGAGCGGTGATCTGATCTCCGGTATCAATACGGCACTGAATACGGCTCTAGCCGGTGGCGGTGCTGCAGGGGATATTGTGATCCCGGTTTATATCGGCGGTGACATGATCGATGAGATTGTGGTAACGGCTCAGCAGAGAATGAATTTAAGAAGTGGAGGCAGACAGCGGCGGCGTGACGGAGGCTGGAACCACACAGAGGGATGTTGTCCGGGAAGGCGTGGTTCAGATCGGCGTGACCTTCCGGGTATCGAAGAAGTGGCTGAATAAGTTTTCAGCGTATAAGAAGCTGGCAAGCATTACAGTCGGATATCTGGATATGGAGACTATGAACATCGTAAACACGCAGATGTACATTGACGGGTATCAGGTGAAGCTGGTCAGTGATACAAGCTATGGAAGCTTGTGGGAGGTGTCCTTCACACTGAAAGAGTTTTAAGGAGGGCGGCTATGTACCCAGTGAGCAATGCCTTCCTTGAAGCAGTGAAGGCGAATACAAGAAAATATTACTGGACCGGCAGGATCACAACGACTGCCGGAACGGTTTATGAGTTTGATCAGGATGATATGGTCAAGGGCAGCGGGTATATCACTTCTCAGTGCTGCGGATCCACGGAGATCGAACTGGGAACGGTGTACGCTGCGGAGATGGGGATTTCACTTTTCTCCGAGATCAACAGGTATACGCTGGAAGATGCGAAGGTGGAGCTGTTCTATCATCTGCAGGTGGCTGGCGGTTCCTATGAGAGAATCCCTATGGGAATCTTTGAAGTGTCGGAGGCGAACCGGAAAGCGAAGTGCCTGGAAATCAAAGCCTATGATTACATGGTGCGGTTTGAGAAGGCTTTTACTTCCCTGGAATCCATCGGTAACGCTTATGATTTTATGGTACTCTGCAGCACGGCTTGCAATGTGACGTTGGCTCAGGACAGGGCAACGATTGAGGCGATGCCGAATGGTTCTGAGAACCTGTCCATTTATTCTGATAATGATATTGAGACTTACCGCGATGTACTGTTCTATGTGGGACAAGTGCTTGGCGGTTTTTTCGTGATCAACAGAGCCGGGGAGCTGGAGCTTCGGAAGTATGGGAATACACCTGTGCTGACAGTAGAGCGGAAGCACAGGTTTTCTTCCAGCTTTTCGGACTTTATCACAAGATATACTGCGGTCAGTTCAACGAACCTTCGAACACAGATTGCGGAGTATTATGCGCTGGATCCGGATGACGGGCTGACGATGAACCTGGGCGTGAATCCGCTTCTGCAGTTCGGTCTGGAAGAGACCAGGCGGCAGCTTTGCACAAATATCCTGAATGATCTGGCCGTGGTGAACTATGTTCCGTTTGATTCGGATACCATCGGGAATCCGGCACTGGATGTTGGCGATGTTTTGTCATTCAGCGGTGGACAAGCGGACGCTACGAAGTATGCCTGCATTACATCGAACAGCATAAAGATCGGAGGCAGGCAGAGTATCAAGTGCGTGGGAAAGAATCCGAAGCTGTCCCAGGCAAAGAGTAAGAATGATAAGAACATCTCCGGGCTGCTGGCTCAGATCGAGGCAGGGAAGATCGGGATTCATACCTTCACCAATGCATCGGCATTCACGGTGGCGGATGTGGATACGAAGATCATTTCCATCGAGTTTGCTACGACTGAAGCGAACCATGCGCAGTTCTTCGGGCAGGTGATAGTGGATGTGACAGCTCAGCCGGTGACAAGGTCTGTTACAGCATCCGGGGATGTGGTGATCCCTTCGGTGAATGTTGACGGGGTGCCGGTGGATCCGGAAGATCCGGAGGAAGAGCCGGTGGTGATTGGCAATACAGAAGAGCAGACCATTACGATATCTCTTCCGATGAGCTGGCAGGAGGATGGTCATGCAGATGTGATCTTTTCCTTTGAGTTCAATAACCAGATGATCCCGGTGCATTATCCGCAGGAGAACTGGCATTCCGGCAGGCATACAATCCTCCTGTATTATCCGATCGAGGATGTTGTGCCGAACTATACGAATATCTTCAATGTCTATATGCGGTGCGTGGGCGGTACGGCTGCGGTGGATACCGGGATGTGTATTGCGTCCATTTCCGGCCAGAGCATGGGTGCTTCTGCGGCATGGGATGGCAGGATCGATATTGAAGAGTATGTTGACCTGTTCAGAATCGGCAATGGCAGTCAGAACGGACGGCTGCAGGTGAAGGCGTTCACGGAAGCGGATGAATGGGAGGTCAAGGAAACCATGAGACGGTACTATTCGGATGTGAAGAATGGCAGGACAGCCATTGGCGCTTTTGCAATGGTCGTAGATGTGCCGGGCAGTAACGCTTAAGGAGGCTTTTATGAAGAGATATACAGGAAATCTGGTCATTGAACTGGAAGACCAGAATACAGGAAATGTGGAGACGGTATCGGAAACCAACATGGTCACCAATGCCGTCAATGACATTCTGGGAGTAAATCCGATGGGTGTCATGTATAAGGCCGGCGGTCAGTATGATGATTCTCTGACCTGGAACGATGCGCTGCTTCCGATTTGCCCGAACATGATCGGAGGCATCCTGCTTTTTCCGGGTTCCATCACGGAGCAGGCGGATAACATTTATCTGCCGTCAACAAATTTGCCAGTGGCTTATGCTTCCAATGATGTCAATGCTACGGCGAATACGAAGAGGGGAAGCATGAACCTGACGGAGAGCATGAAGCTGACAGATGGTTACAAGTTCGTCTGGGAGTTTACGCCTTCGCAGGGAAACGGCACGATCACGGCGGTGGGCCTTACTTCCAAGCAGGGCGGAGCAAATGCTTACGGCTCTGAGGTGGCTGTGGATACTACGCTGCTTCAGATCAAGAAGGTCAGCCTGGATGACGGGGATGGTTTTATCAATGACCTGTTCCGGACAGTTACCGTGGATTTTGAGAATGCGAAGCTTTATTCCCTGGGATATGCGAGCAATACCGTAACAATCAAAAGATACCGGATCCCGGTGTTTGATATCGGCCTGAATGAGAAGCTGGATGATTCTACGTTGGTGCTGGAGGATACAACGGTCCTTCAGTGCAGCACCTTCCATTTCTACGGAAGCTATACGCCGTATGGAATCTTCATGGACGGTGGAGACGGGTACTGGTATGGCTTTGCCAATCAGGGAAATTCATCCGGAAATGCAACAGTGCTTTGGATCAAGATCAAGAAGAGCGATTACACCTTTACGGAAGGTCAGTGGACGCTTTCCAATGCCACGCTGATGACGATGGGAAGCTTCAAGGAAGGCTCCAGTTATCCTTCCGGGAACAGAAGTGCTGTGGTAAGAAACGGGTATTTGTATGTGCCGTCTTATGACAAGACCGGCGTGTATAAGATCAATATTTCCAACAGTACGGATGTGACGCTGATCAGTCTGGGATTTACTTCCGCCATGAGATGCATCGGGGAGACCGGAAGTACAGACTGCTGCCTGACCACCCTCAATGACATTATCGTGGCTTATGATTTTGAGATCGATGTGAATGATCATGTGATTCCGTTATTTGCCGGGGAGCATTGCGGGAATGTATCTACGCCGTTCTTCCAGTACAAGGAATATGTTTTCGCATGGGGCGGCGCTTATCTGAACCAGTACAGATATACATGGTTGCTGACTCCGTATCTGGCTACGATCTGCAATCTGAGTCAGGTAGTGGTGAAGAATGCAGATAAGACAATGAAGATCACGTATACGCTGACGGAGCAGACGGTGACGTAAGGGTTGGATAAATGAATAGGTGTTGTTAAGGCGGTTATCCCGATATGGGAGCCGCCTATTTTTATGCGAAGGAGGGCATGTGAAATGAAGGAGTTTTGGAATGTGATTCAGGCAATCTTTGCGGCGGTGGGCGGCTGGCTTGGTTATTTCCTGGGCGGAAATGACGGCCTGCTTTATGCGCTTCTGGCTTTTGTGGTGCTGGATTACATCACAGGGGTCATGTGCGCGGTGGCAGATAAGAAGCTGTCGAGCGCAGTGGGCTTCAAGGGGATCTGCAGGAAGGTTCTGATCTTTGCGCTGGTTGGCATCGGGCATCTGCTGGATACGCACATTTTCGGAGAAGCCGGTGTGCTCAGAACCGCGATCATTTTCTTCTATATCTCCAACGAAGGCCTGAGTCTTGTGGAGAATGCGGCGTATCTGGGACTTCCGATTCCAGGGAAACTTCATATAGTGCTGGAGCAGCTGCATGACAGAAGTGAGAAGGAAGATGATGGCAAGGATGGCGAGGATGGCAAGGATGGCAAAGACGAAAAGGAAGGTGAAGAATAATGACTTATACGAACAGTTCTATGGTGGTTTATAAGAAGCTTTCTCCGAACCATTCTGGCAAGAGGACGCACAGCATTGACCGGATCACGCCTCATTGTGTGGTCGGTCAGTGTACGGCGGAAGGCCTGGGAGAATGGTTTGAGAAGCAGTCCACGCAGGCATCCAGCAACTACGGCATTGATCGTGACGGCAGGGTGGCTTTGTACGTGGAAGAGAAGAATCGTTCCTGGTGTACTTCCAGCAATGCCAATGACCAGAGGGCAATCACGATCGAATGCGCTTCCGATACCACGGAGCCGTATGCTTTCAGGGATGTGGTGTATCAGACTCTGATCAAGCTCTGCATAGACATCTGCAAGCGCAACGGCAAGAACAAACTGATCTGGTTCGGGGATAAGGACAAAACGCTGAACTATTCTCCAAAGAGCGGGGAGATGATCCTGACGGTTCACAGGTGGTTTGCGAATAAGTCCTGTCCGGGTAACTGGATGTATGCGAGAATGGGAGATCTGGCTGAGAAGGTGACGAAGGCGCTGCAGGGTTCCGCTGATTCCGGTGGCGGTTCGGCTGCAAAGGGGACTCAGGCATCTGTCCTGAAGGACCTGTCTGAGTCAGATGCGATTAAGAAGGTCGGTGCGCTATTCACTGCGGATCAGAAGAAAAGCGGTATCCTGGCATCGGTATCGCTGGCTCAGTTCATTCTGGAATCTGGTTATGGGAAGAGTGAGCTTGCGCAGAATGCCAACAATATCTTCGGGATGAAGTGCAGCCAGTCCGGGAATACCTGGAGCGGGTCCAGTTGGGACGGCAAGAGCAAGTATACGAAGAAGACGCAGGAACAGAATCCTGACGGCAGTATGGTCACGATTACTGCAGACTTCAGAAAGTATCCTTGCATTGAGGATTCCATTGCTGACCATTCCGCTTATCTGCTTGGGGCAAAGAACGGTAGCAAGCTGAGATATGCAGGGCTGAAGGGATGCAAGGATTACAAGAAGGCTGTGCAGATCATAAAGGACGGCGGCTATGCGACAAGCCTGACCTATGTGGAGAAGCTTATCTCCATCATTGAGAGGTGGAACCTGACTCAGTATGATGTTAAGGACTCCGGCGGTGAGGTGATCCGCTGGTACCGTGTTAGAAAGTCATGGGCGGATGCCAAGAGCCAGAAGGGAGCTTATAAGATCCTGGACAACGCGAAGAAATGCGCGGATCAGAATCCGGGATATAAGGTGTTCGATGCGGATGGCAAGGTAGTGTATGCATCGAAGGCGGCGGAGTCTGCGGTGAAGGTGCCGTTTCTGGTGAAGGTCAGTATCTCTGATCTAAATATAAGGAAAGGACCGGGGACGGATTATGACAGGGTTCAGTTTATTCCAATCGGTGTGTATACGATCATGGAAGTGAGAACCGGACAAGGCTCTTCAGTCGGCTGGGGAAGACTGAAGAGCGGTGTCGGTTGGATTAGCCTTGATTATGCCAGAAAGCTTTAGATAACTTTTCTGTTGGGGAAGCGGATGATCTTATCATCGTCGTAAACGGTTTCGATTTCATCCGCTTCTACATCGATAACGACAGGATCCTGTGAAGGAATGTGCTGCGTAGGCTGGTCGTAAGGACCCTCAATCTTATCGATGATTGAATTTCCAAGTTTACGGAGACCGGAACGGAGAAGTGGCTCTCCGAATTCTTGCCAGGCTAAGCTGAGTAAATACATTCCCGCTTCATTTCTTCGTGCTCTTGCCTGCTCTTTACGAATAAGCTCAATGTTTGGCTTTTGGGTTACAACGGCGGGTGGCAGCGTCGGTTCTTTGTAAGGAACCGGGTTTTTGAACTGCGTCGCCAGCTTCCCGTTTTCACGAATGCCACCTGAGCTTAATTTCTGACCTTTCTTGGGCTCCGGCGCTTCAACGATATACTTTGCCATTTTTGTTTCCTCCTTGTTAGTTGTGTTGTTTCTTGTAGCTTTTGCCATGTCTGTTTACTCCTTCCTTTATGCGGCGATCAGCATGTGTGTTACACCTTGGTTACGAGGATCAGGGAACTGTTCATAGATATGATCGTTGCTGAAGTTCTGTGCAAGCATCTCCTTTATGGCGGTTCCGTGATTGTATCCGTGGATTATGACAAGCTGGAAGGCTGTTCGCACAATATTGATGATATTGTTGATGAACCGTCTTGCTTCGTAGCACTTCATGCCGTGTACGTCGGCGGTGATACGGATTTTTTCGCTGTGGCTTTCAGAAATCTTTATCCGGTTCATCTCACTTTGTGTTAGAACCATTCTCAATCTTGTGCGAATCATACGAGCCTCCTTTCATTTTTGTAAAATGCTCTTGCTTGTTCCGTGTCTTTATAGTACAATCCTTTTCACAGGAAGAAAAGAAAAATTCGTCTTTTTATAAGTCTTTTACAGATGATAAATAACAATAAAAAGATAAAAATATCTTTTTTGAAAGTGAGGGATTATTATGGCGATAAGAAACGATGATAATTTGACTCCGTTTGGACAGAAGCTTTTGGGGCTAATGTCGGAGAAAGATTGTGATACGCCAAAAGCTTTAGCGAAAAAACTGTTGGAGGCAAAGCTCGTTACAGTTAATACTAGAGGAAATGATGTATTCAAGAACAAAGATAATGCTGTAGGAAGCATCGAGAAGAAAATCCGTATCCACTTGCATGCAAAAGACGCAACATGTTTGCAGGGGGAATTTGTTAATGCCTATTGCAAGTATTTCGATTGTTCGGCTGACTTCTTATTTGGGTTTACTGACATTCGGACTCCTGATGTTCAGATTAGAAAAATATGCGAAATAACAGGATTGTCGGAAGAGGCGGTCAATTGCCTGCAAGAGAATAAGCAGGTAAATAATGATGATAATGTATTCTCATATTCATCCTGGTGGTCAGAACTGCTAAACGGAGATAGCTTTTATGCTATACCCATGTCATGGCTAGATTATGCTAGTAGAATTGTAGAAATATTAGATATTGATAAGCACATCGAAGCCGCAGAAAAAGCATCTTCAGAAGTTGAATTAGATTTAATAACAAAGCTGTTAGTAGATGATGACAATCATAAGTCGCTGCGAATCATTAGAAGGGAGAAAGAAGATTCTATTCTTGGCGCTCACCATAAAATGCTCTCTTGTATTGAACATTTTTTGAATCAGTATGCTGATCAATGGGCAGAACAGCAACACCCGAATTACGGAGAAATGTATTATAGAAGTGAACTTAACAAACGGAAAATACTAAAAGCTCATGAAAAGGACATATAACTATTCCTGGGCTGAGTGGCTGATTATGATATCTGCGCTGTAGGAGGATTAAGCACTGACGGTTGGTAGAGATTATCTCTGCTGGCCGTCTTTTTTTGTGCGTGAAAGGGTTTAAAACATGGGAAATTCTTTGACTGGGATGTGAAGGAAAAGCCACATCCCATGTGGGAGGATTCATTTTATTTGGTGTGTTCCTTCGAGATTTTGAAGGAGGTGCCGTATGTTGTTAACAGTTGAAGAGCTGAAAAGGTTGGAAGATATGGATATTCGCGATTTGAGACGAGAGGATCTGGATAATGCAGAGAATATTGTGATCGACAGACAGAAACCTGCCAATCAGCGCATGAGGGAGTTCCTGGAGAAGACAAAGAATCCCTATGCGGAAAATGTAGGGGAATACATCCTGCAGGTTACGTATTCCAGAACATCGGAGGAAACACTGGAGGATAAGATGATCCAGCTTGCGAAGCGAATGACAAGGATACCGCTTTGAGTTTTGGTATATGTTTTTCCTGTTTATTACATGGCATATTGTTCTGGTAAGACTAAATCAGCCTTTTGATTGCGGTCATATCCCGTAGGACGGATGCCTGGCTAAAATCATAAGGAGACTGAAGCCTTGAAAACGAAAGATTATTATAACGTGGCTGTCTATCTCAGGCTCTCCAAGGATGACGGGGAAGCTGGGAAGGCGGAGAGCAACAGCATTACATCGCAGAGGGATATCATCCGCAGCTTTATCAGGAAACAGGACAACATGGAGATCTTTGATTTTTATGTGGATGACGGATGGTCCGGAGCAAACTTTGACCGGCCGGCTTTCAAGCGGATGATGGGCGACATCGAGTCCGGCCATATCGACTGCGTGATCGTAAAAGATTTGTCGAGACTTGGAAGGGATTACATCGGTTCCAGCAGGCTGATACAAAAGACATTCCCGGAGCATGAAGTCCGGTTCATCGCGATCAACGATAATTATGATTCCCTGACAGCTGATTTCAATGAGGAATCGCTTGTGCTGCCGGTGAAGAATTTTATCAATGACGCATACTGCCGGGATATTTCCGTGAAGGTCAAGAGCCAGCAGAAGATGAAGCGTGAGAGCGGCCAGTACATCGGTGCTTTTGCCATGTACGGATACAGAAAGGATCCGGAGGATAAGAACCATCTTATTATCGACAAGTATGCTGCCGGTATCATCGAGAGCATCTTCGAGTGGAAGGTTGACGGATACAGCTTTGAAGCTATCGCTGACAGGCTGAACGGCATGGGTGTTCTGTCGCCTATGGAGTATAAGCGGTCAAATGGCGAGAAGTTTACCACAGGTTTCCGGACAAAGAAGCGGAGCAAGTGGTCGGCGCAGGCAGTGAGACGAATCCTGATGGATGAGACTTATATCGGTACCCTGGTACAGGGAAAGTCCGAGCGTGTGAATTATAAAGTGAAGAAATCGGTCGTGAAGCCTGCGGAAGAATGGGTGCGGGTGCCGAACGCTCATGAAGCGATCATATCCAAAGACCTGTTCGAGGTTGTGCAGCAGCTTTTGAAAACGGACTGCCGGTCCGCAAGCGGGAAGAATACATCCCATCTGTATTCTGGGCTTCTGTTCTGCGGGGACTGCGGAGAGCAGATGACAAGGCGTGTGAACCGGTACAAGGAACAGACGAAGGTTTACTTTATCTGCTCCAACTATAACAAGAATAAGAAGTGCAGTAGGCACAGCATTCTGCAGGATGACCTGGATAAACTGGTTCTGTACGGCATCAAGAGCCGCGTGGAACTGATCCTTGATCAGATTGCCGTAATCTCCAAGGTAAAAGATCTGGATATGCGCTATGACGATATTGTGGCGTTTGATAAAGAGATCGTTGACCTGAAGGCGGAACAAGAGAAGTATAAGAAGCTTCGGGCTGCCCTGTATGAAGATTATAAGAAGGGCATCATCGGTGAGGAAGATTTCAAGACCTTTTCCGCAATCTATGAGGAAAAGTATGCCGCCATTGAGTCTGATCTGGAAAAACAGATGCAGAATCTGAAGGAGCTTTTTAAGAACGGACTGGAAGCCGGGATGAAGCTGGAACAGTACAAAGATGTCCTGCAGGTGGAATCTTTGAACCGCACGACACTGGTCCATCTGGTCGAGAAGATCTATGTGTATGACGATAAGCGGGTGCATGTAGTGCTCCGTCACCAGAACCAGTTCATCAAGGTGGCGATGCTCTCTGACTTCCTGAAGCACAGTGAAGCGGAAGGAAAGGGGAAGTAAATGGCAAGAACATCTAAGAAGAGACAGGCAGCGGTGCCTGTAAAGAAGGATAAGATTTATTCTGTCGGCATTTACGCCAGACTGTCGGTGGATGGCACGGACAGGAAGAATGAATCCATAGACAATCAGCTGGAGCTTTGCCGGGAGTATGTCCGGTCGCATGAGGATATGGAAGTTTTCGACTGCTACAGCGATCTGGGCAAGACCGGCACGAACTTCCAAAGGGATGATTTTGAACGGTTGATGGCGGATGTCAGAATGCGGAAAGTGGACTGCATCGTGGTAAAAGACCTGTCGAGATTTGGCAGGAACCATTTGGAAATGGGGAATTATCTGGGAAAGATTTTTCCGTTTCTCGGAGTAAGGTTTATTGCCGTCAATGATAATTTCGACAACATGGATGGGGATCCGGAAACACTGGGAGTGCAGCTGAAGAATCTTGTCAATGAACTGTACGCAAAGGATATCGCGGTGAAGATCCGGAGTTCCAGAGTGAAGCAGTTTGAGAGGGGAAGCTTCTCAGGATGTCATCCGGTCTATGGATATGATGTCATGAAGGAAGGGAACCGCAGGGTACTTGTTGTCAATGAAGAAGCGGCGGTAGTTGTCAGGGAACTGTTTGACCGGTTCCTGCGCGGCGAGGGTTATGTGGAGATGATCGAGTGGCTTTATGCCGAGAAGATCCACAGACCGAGTGATTACAGGAAATATGGCCATGTGCATCAGAGGGATGGCGAAGAACTGCACAACTGGCATAAGGCAACGCTGAACCAGATTCTGAATAACTGTGCGTATATCGGGTGGCTGATCTGTGAACAGAAGGATGGAGAGCGCGTCACTGGAAGGACCAGCACGAAGGTTCTGACCGGGGAACTGAAAGTGCGTGAGAATAACCACGAGCCGATCATTTCAGAAGAGGTATTTCAGGAAGTGGCCAGGCAGTTCGAGGCGAGATCGCAGAAATTCTCTTCCGGCTCATCCAGGAACCTGCCGATGGAAGAGGATATCTATAAGGATCTAATCTATTGCGGATTGTGCGGAAGCAAGTTTACAAGGGAGTGCGGTCTTACCAATCGTTCCGGCGGAAAAGTCAGGAACTATCAGTACAGGTGTGTGAACAAAGAGACCATAGATGACCGTAAATGTGATAATGACAGGATTTCGCTGATCATACTGAACCGGTTGGTGGAAGAAGCGTTGGAGAAAGAGTTTTCCCTTACATCCATGAAGCATAAGGATCTGGTTACTGCAAGCAAAAGGCAGGCTGAGAACGAGAAGAAAAAGCTGGAGAAGGAGATATCGGAGATTTCCTATAAGATTGAAGAACTGAAGAAATCCGGCAGTGAGGATTATATCCGGTATCGGTCAGGGGAGATGACCGAGCAGGCCATGACGGAAGCTGCAGAGAAGCGAAAGAAGGAGATCCGCAGAATGCAGGACAGGCAGAAGGTTCTGGAAAGAAGGCTGGCTGAGATTGATGGCAAGACTGAGAAACGGAACCATTATCTGCGGACATTGATGAAGTGCAGGAAGGGAACACCTTTGACGGCTGAAGTGCTTCATGCTCTGATCGAGAAGATTGAGGTATTCAAAGATAAGAGGGTGAAGGTGCATTTCATCTATTCCGGCAAAGAGATCATGGATCTGGAAGGCGGTGGCAGGTCATGAATATAGCGATCTATATGAGGCTTTCCAAAGAGGATGAGTTCAGCCATGAGGAAAGCAATAGTATAACGATGCAGCGGCTTCTGCTCCGGGACTATGTCCGGGAGCATTTTCCGCAGGCAAAAGTTTTGGAGTTCGCGGATGACGGATATTCCGGCACGAACTTTGACCGTCCGGGCGTGCAGGCACTTCTGGACGGTGTGAAGAATGCGGAGATCAACTGCATTATCGTGAAGGACTTTTCGCGGTTCGCAAGAGATTATATTGAACTGGGTTCCTATCTGGAACAGATTTTTCCGTTCATGGGTGTGCGGTTCATCTCAATCAACGATAAGTATGACGGTGATCAGTATTCCGGCAATGTGGCGGATATCGATGTGAATTTCAAGAATCTGCTTTATGACCTGTACAGTAAGGATCTGTCCTTAAAGATAAAAGCGTCTGTGAGGGCTGTTAAGGAGCAGGGGAAAGCGGTGTGTTCTACGCCGCCGTTCGGTTATACAAAGGATCCGGACGACAGGCATAAGTTCATAATTGCCGAGGATGAAGCGGTGGTTGTCAGGCGGCTGTTTAAGATGTATGCGGATGGAATGTCCACGGTGGAGATTGCAAGGATCTTTAATGAGGAAGGGGTCAAGCCTCCTTCTCAGGTTTGGCATGAGAAGGGAATCCGAAAAGCTGAGCCGAAGGGCGGAACTTTTGTCTGGCAGCATTCCGGGATGCTCCGTATGCTGAAGAACAGGACGTATGTTGGTGATCTGGTTCAAGGTGTTACTGAATGCAAGAAAATCAGGGATGACCGGCGCGTGACGGATCCGGAGAAATGGATCATCTCAGAGAACCACCATGAGTCAATCATCGATCGGGAGACTTTCGATAAAGTGCAGGAGCGGTTCCAAAAGAGCGGCAGGAAGTGGAAACGAAGAGATCATCATGTGCTTGTGGGAAGAGTGACCTGCGGATGCTGTGGTCATAATCTGCGGCACAGTACAGGCGTTGGTCAGCCGTATTACTGGTGTCCTGGTCTGAATATCTACCATATGGACGGATGCGTGAAGCGGATCGAGGATTTCTATCTGGAAGAAGTGCTCCTGTTCCAGATCCAGCAGCATATCATGGAACTGGGAGAGTCAGATAAGCTTCTGTAGGCTGAAAAGGAAGCGGCGGCAGCAGAAGCCGAGACTTTAAGGAGGAAATGCCGGGATGCGGAAAGGGCGATAGACAAGGCGAAGGCTCAGAGGATGGCGGAGTTTGAAGCCTACGCCCTGGGACAGAAGAAAAGCTATGATGCTTCTATCGATGAGGTGGAGGCGCTTAGGAAGAAGCATGAGGCGCTGATGGAGCAGCTGTCAGAAGCAGAGGATAAGATCAGGAAACTGAACCGGATGAAGGTACATGAGAGTTTTGCGGTTACGAAGTTGACGGACGAACTTCTGGATGAATACGTGGAGAGTATTGAGGTTCATCCAGAAAATGAGGTCAAGATCAGCTGGAAGTAAATAATGTGAGCTAGGGGCTTGTCAAAGATGGCAGGCCTCTTTTTTGCTTGAAAAATCCCTAAAATATGGTATGCTATAAATTGTACAAATAAGATAATTTTGGATTTGGTCAGGGAGTCAGATCATGGTCAGAAATAATATAGAAGTAGATGTTAAGGTAAAGTGCATAGAGCAGGGAAAGACGCAGGCGAAGCTGGCGGAAGAGATTGATACCACCAAGACCTATGTGAACCGCGTGATCAAGAAGAATGAGAGCGTGGTCAATAATACCTTCGTCAAGATGATGGAGGCACTGGGGTATGATATCGAACTGCATTATGTGAAGAGGGATGAACAAGTGAATCTCTTGAAATCAAGGGATGAATGAATTCGTTTCTGTTCAGTAACCATTCATTATATTACAAAGGATTATGTTTGACATAAATGTGTAGTGAGGCATTAAGACAATTTAGAGAACTAATAAGAAATGACAATAGGTGGCCGTCTAGATCGAGAAAATTTGATAATGAAAGAAGAAATCTTGTATTCTGGTTTGTGGACAATTGTCCATCAAATGAAGGTCCGGCCAATGCAAGAGGGTTCGATGATTATGGAATCAGTCATCCTTCGGATTACAAGAGGTTAAAGAATCGAATACTTGCTGCTGTGAATGTGGAAAAAGGTACCACTTACAAGTATTGTAAAAGTGGAGAGATGGAGAATCTTATTGATGACATTTTAGATTTGTATAATAAAAGACATAAGGCAGTTATCTTTTTTTCAAAAGGGAAAAATGAAGAAATGGATTCTCTCTACATAAGAATACGCAATTCATTTGCCCACGGTAACTATTATAAAGTTGGTGGTTATTACATATTATGGAATGAAACTGGTTCCGATTCAAAGCCAAAGAAGTTGGGGGCTTTTATGATGTTAAAATATGATCATCTTAGAGCCATATACGGGGCTTTAAAACAACAGTAA